GATTCTCAATCTTTCGCTGAAAGTGTTATACCTTTGTTTGCCAAACTCCCAACCCTTATCAAAGCTTTCCCAGACTACTTCGTTTACGCACCTAAAGAAGCACATAAGCAAGAGCAGTTCTTTGTTGAATTAAAAAATGCAACTTGGGAAGATGGTAAAACTTTAGCCAAGATCAAAGTTAGAGATTTAAAAAGATATATTTATTTTGAGCAATCCTTCACAAACTATCACACTAGATTTACTATCTGCTTTCCTTTAGCTGATAAGATAATTTTTAAAAGTGTAGATCAAATATTAAAGCTACTGCCAAAGTCGCAATTAAAATGCTTTCCAAATGATAATATAGAATACTTTGAAGTTCAGTTAAATTAGTGAATAGTATTTGAAATATCATCATAGTAGTCAAACCAGTTACAATCTTCAACTTCCCATTCTACATTAGTTATTCTTAACTTCTTAACTGATTTAAGCTGAGATAAAAAGGAATTAGAATTTACAAAATTATTACTGTCAAAGAATCTGCACCAAACAATATCTTCTTTTAGACTATCTGAATTAGGTTTAACGTAACTAATAGCATAAGTTACTATATAGAAGTTCATTTTTTGAAAATATCAAGGGTCGGCTTTAATCCATAAATCGCACCGAAGATACCAACAATTAACCATTGATACCAAGAAGGAAACTTCCCAAAATAATCAAAGAATAAATCTAGTTTCATTTTGATATTTACATCATCACTAATGATTGCATAAGACAATACAATAATTGGAACACAAACTACTATTAATACAAACTCATCTTTCCAAGTTTTATCTTGCTGGTCAGCAACATCTCTTTGATATTCAATCTCACCTTTAGCCATACGTTCATAGTATCGTTTCTCAGCTTCAGATTCTAAGAGTTCTGATTGCTTATGATTCTTATAAATCTCAGCACCAGTTTTAAAGATAGTAGGTATTAAGTTCCACCACATATTAATCTACTGCACAAATGTTTATCTGACCAGTACCATCACCTGATTTAATGAAAGCTACTTTATCGCCTGACTTAAATTCAAAGTATTGAACTGAATCTTGCGTACATATAACATCTTCTTCAGTAGCAGTTGGATTTGCACCGAACTTAACGTGAGCATGAGTTCCAGTAATAGCTATTCTAATAATCCCTGATTGAGTTGTAATAGCTGATGATTGAGCAGATGTAGCACCAATACTATGGGTTTCTGGTGTAAAATCTGGGTCTATTCGTATAATATCCATAATCGTTCCTTAAATGTTCTAAATTTGCCTATTTAAACCTTCAAAATACCCATAAATTTTAATCTTATAGAATATTTTGTTGCTAATAGACTTTTTAAAGCCACTATGCCTTAAAATGCCTTTAAATCGTTTTAAATGATATTATCTACTTTTAGTTGAATCTATCAGTAGTTCTATGTAGTGTTTTGCCTTTTCCAAGTCTTGTACACCACCCTTCTCTTTAAATCGCAATACATACTTTATGATATTACCTTCACAAAATCCAATATTATTTTTAATAATAAATTCAGCAGGTTGGATTTTATATTTCTTGTAGTGGTTTCCACCAACTTGCTTGTTATAAGACTTCATAGACTGTTCTTCCATTAGCTTTATATGCTCTTAAATACATTTTACGATTACCAGCTTTGTTATATGAGATATGAACCCAACCAGAATTTATTTCTTCAGGATTCCAAAACTCTAAAATACATTGGTCAAATTCTAAATGATTAACTACCCAATCAGCAAGTTCTTTATTAGGTACTCCTAATACTTCGCAATCAACTGCATTTCCTGAAGTGTGTTGGCTTCTTTCAGATGAACCTATTGCTTTGCATAAAGCAGGAGAACGATAGCCAGAAGTTATTTTTATATCGCCGAATTGATTTACAATAGGAGTGATTACTTCGTAGATTAATGTTTGTAAGTTAATTAGTATTTGGTCAGTTGGCTTATTGTCTATGCCAAGTCTTGTAGCTGTTTCAGAAAACAGTAATTCTTTTAAACTAACTTCCCTACCCATTTGCCTTCTTTGTTTAATACCATAGGCATAAGTCTTGGAGTAGAATCTATAATCATTCCACAACCCATGATAAATTTAGTTTTAAAATTCTTTGAATAAGTAAAAGCCATATTAGTTTGTTGTATTAAGCAACCAACTTGCATAGCAAAGAATAGTGCATCAGGATTAGCCCAGTATTCAATCTTGAACTTAGAATGGAAATGTCCCTGCACACAACTCATTCCATTAATCTGAGATACTTTAGTTACATCAGCAGATATTCCATGAGTAAAGAAACATCTTTGTTTATTAGGAAGTGTAAGTGTTAAGTTATCTACCCAGTTCCATTTTTTAACATTTAAAAATTCGTTATACTCTTTTAGGTAACCTCTAGGTATTCCTGATTTAATTGCTCTACGATAAACTAAGCTAGAATGGTTTGAGTCTAACAAAGTCATCTCAGGAAATATTCCTTCTAGTTCTTTAATGAAATCTTTTGCTCTTACAAGTTCATGTCCAGCAGAAGCTAAATCTGGGTTATGTTCATGGAACGATAAAGCATGGCAATCAATCTCATCACCAATGTTTACAATCGTATCTGGCTTGTATTGTTTTTTAATTTCTTTTAGAAACTCAAATGAATCTGGTCTATGATATGGAATATGTAAATCAGAAATAACCAAGATTCTTTTATTCATAACTAACTAGTAGTTGTATTCGTTTTGTTTGGCAATACTTACTTTGCCAAGAAAATAGTTATTAATGCTAATGACAAAGCACCAAGTCCACAAAGAATAGCCCAGTATAAACTAGTCATTTGTTTTTCTAGTTTATAGACTGAAGTACCTAGTACTTTAACTTCTCTCTTTATTCCTGTTATATGTCCCCTTAGACTGATTAATTCTTCGTTGGTAGTTCTTGCCATAATCTTTTTCGCATTTGCAAGACTTTAGCAAGACACACCCACTAGTAAGTTTGTAAATGCACATTAATTTTTGTGCATACATATCAAATTAGTTTGTCAAAATAAAGTTATTTCTTAGAATAAAATTGTTCAACAGCTTTAGCATAATCTTTCCAAAAATTTTTAACATCTTCAAAAGCATCTGCGTAAAACTTTGACCAATATTCTTTGATAGATTTATAATCTAACATTGAGTTCTCCTTTGAGTAAAAGTTATTTTCTTCAGTCGTATATACCATGCAGGATATATAATTGTGCAACGCACAAATTACAAGACTACTTTATGTTTAAATGTTCTTTGACTGACTCAATTATGTATTTTGCGATTTCAAACTTCCATTCGCAATATAAGCCGACTACTAATCCAAAAAGGAAGTAAGTCATTATGGCTTGTCAGGAAATATTACTGCTTTAACTTTAGCTTCTGTATCTACACCTTCTGTGATGTCTCTTAAATCTTGTCGGTATTCTAACCAAGCAGTTTTATTAGTTACTGGACTATCAGGTAATACTGTCCAATCACAAGAAGCTATTAAAGCATTTCTTTTTTGTCTTAATTGTGCGATTGCTCTATCAAATGCACCAGCTTTCCAAGCATCTTCTTCAGCTTTTCTTTGTGCTATTTCTTGTGATGTAAGTTCTACTTCTACACCATCTACTAATTTATATACTGCCATATTTACTCCTTATAGTTTATTGTTTGTTTTAGTCAATCTCATTATTTAATACTACGCAAGTTTCATTAAGGAAAATACCTACCATTTTACTTAATGCCATACATTAATATTGTCCCATCAAAGTTTCCTGAACTCATTTTAAATTGTACAGCATTAATAGCAGAAGTAGTGTTTCCATAACCTGCTGTAAATGAATTTACACTTACATCTGCTTGATTATACTCATTAGCAGAAGAAATAAAATGTTTCACAAAAACAGTTGAAGAAGGATTAAATAAAGTTAAATAACCTGATGTTGATTCGTCAGCACCATTTCCTATTCTATCTGCCAATGGTTGAAATGCAGTAGATTGTGCTAAGTCTTGATTAGATTGATAAGTTAATTCTGTAGCTGAATCATTTTCAAAATGATAAGCATAAAATTTAGTGGTAGTTTTAGTTATGTTGTAGTTAGAACCACCATCTGTAGATAAATTAAAAGTAAAAGCAACATCATCAGTTCTTGGGTGAATATCAATAAAATAAAACTGATACTCCTTATAGGTAGAATCAATACCAGTAGTAAAGGATATGGAAGCTGAGTTACTAGCTGTTTGACTGCTTATAAGTTTCATACCACCAGTTGCCACAGCATTATTAACAGCAGTAACATTATCCAATGAAGCATTGTTGAAAGCACCAGCTTTTAGAATACCTGATGTGCCAATGTTATTTGCGAATGATCTAGTAATGCTCCCCATTATGATTTTTTCACTCCATATAGTTTAATAATACCATCATCTATGTTGCCAGAACCCATTTGAAATCTTACTGCATTTATTGCTGATGTTGTATTAGCATATCCTGCTATATAATCATTTGAATTATATGTATTAGATGTTTTATTTGATGTTACTATAAAATGTTTTACGTAAGTAGTTGAAGAT